ACCACTATCTCAAGGAATTGTTCATTGACTCGGCACCACCAGAGCAGGTTTTCCATGATGCTGAGATGCGCAACCCAAACAATCCGAACCACAAGGGCTGGACATCAATATTTATACCGGCTCGCATGGATGACAACCAATACCTTGACGATGATTATGCCGGTCAATTCGGCCAGCTACCTGCGTGGCAAGCTCAACAGTTACGTGACGGCGACTGGAACGTGGTACCCGGTGCTTTTTTCGATTGTTGGTCCTCTGCCAACATCATAAAGCCTTTTACCGTTCCCCCTTGGTGGCCGCGCTTCAGGAGTGCTGACTGGGGGTTTGCCACGCCTTTTTCAATTGGTGAGTGGGCGATATCCGATGGGACTGAAGTTGAAACACCGGCTGGTGTGCAGAAATACCCAGAAGGGTGCATGATTCGTATTTGGGAGTGGTACGGAAATGAAAGGGGTAACAAGGGACTACGGATGGACGCTAAAGCAGTCGGTGAGTCAGTTATCCAGCAGCGAGGGAAGGTGCTACCGGGACCGGGCGACCCAAGTATGTGGCGCTCTGACATGGGCCCTTCTGCGGCAGAAAAAATGGCTAACGGTGGGCTCATTTTCTTCAGAGGCGACAACCAGCGTGAGGCCGGTTGGCAGGAAATGTATTCACGAATAAAAGATGGCATGCTTCTATCGTTCGATTCTTGCACCGATTTTCTTCGTACTATCCCGACATTGACAGCAGACCCGAACAATCCAAACGACGTACTCAAAGAGGGTGAGGATCATATTGGGGACGAAACTCGCTATATGTGTATGGCGAGGCCCTATAAGAAGGATCGACCGGTACAGCAAAAGCCATATTGGCAGGTTGAGCCACTTCGCTACTGCGACCTGAAGGACCACGAATTTACCGAGCCGAGGTGGATATAAATGGCCATTAAGAAAAACGCCAGATTTTGGTTAACCGAACTTGAGCGCTCATCAAACCATGAGTCCAAGTGGCGAGATAGGGCTCGTAAGGTAGTTGAAACCTACCGCGACGAGCGCGGTCACGAAGATACGCATTTCAATATTCTGTGGTCCAACACACAGACCCAGCGCCCGGCGCTGTATTCAGCGACCCCGAAACCCGTTGTAAAACGCAGGCACAGGCAAGAAGGCCCTGTGATGCGTGATGCGGCCACGATGTTGGAGCGAAGCGTTAGCTATGCCCTTGATCCCGGCGGTGCCTACGACTTCGACCGTGTGGGGACGCGGTGTATTCTCGATTTCTTGCTGCCCGGACGCATGGTAGCGAGAGTTAAATACCACCCAATTCTGACATCCAAGGTAAGAACCGTTACCAGCGATGAGGAGCCCGGTGAAATCGACTTTCAGATGGACGAGGAAGGCAAATTCGTCTTTGAGGAAAAATATGACGAGCTAGTTGACGAGGAGGTACGGGTTTATCACGTACCGTGGACCCACTATCGCCAGTCTGTTGCAAACTACTGGGAGGATGTTTGGTGGGTTGCGTTCGGTAACAACTTCCTAACCCGTGAGGAAATTATTGAGCAATTCGGTGACGAGCATGCGAACGTCCCGTTAACGCACATTGCGCACTTGCAGGAAAAAGACGGGGAGGCAGCAAAGGGCGAGGAGCGAACCGTCGCCAAGGCGCAAGTCTGGGAAATCTGGGACCGGGAGGACCGCAAGGTGTATGCGGTCATAGAGGGATACGACAAACTGTTGATGAATGAAGATGACCCGCTTCAATTACGCGGATTCTTCCCGTGCCCAGAGCCAGCGCTTATCGTCGAAACAACCGATACATTGATTCCAATACCGGAATACACGCTTTACCAGTATCAGGCGGAGGAGCTGAACACCATTACGCAGCGGATTCAGCGATTGGTCGAGGCAATGAAGCTTTCCGGCCTGTACCCCGGATCACAGAAGAAGCTGATCGACGATATGCTGTCATCCAAGGAAAACACGCTTGTTCCTGTCGAGGATTGGGGTGCTATCACCGAGCGTGGCGGACTCGCTGGCATGATCGAATGGATACCGTTGAGGGATGTCGCTGACGCGTGGCAGCGCCTGATGGTTTACCGGCAAGAGCTGGTTCAGTCGATTTTTGAGCTTACCGGCATATCAGACATCCAGCGGGGGTCAACGGACCCAAGGGAAACCAAGGGTGCCCAGCAGATAAAGGCATCATTCGCCTCACGCAGGTTGCTGCCAAAGCAGCAGGAAACGCAGCGCTTCTTCAGGGACCTGTTCAGGTTGCAGGCGGAGATCATTGCGGAGCATTTTGAAGCTGAAACCATTTTCAAGATGGCGAGCATGGAGCCAACCGAGTCAGCAATGGCCGCTCGCGAGCTAATCAAGGATGACGCGCTTCGTTCTTTTATCGTTGATATCGAAACAGACTCAACGATTGCTCCTGACGAGGCCCTTGAGAAGCAGGGTGTATCCGAATTTGTGGCTGCATTGTCGCAATACCTGAATCAAGTATTTCCAATCGTGCAGGCCCAGCCAGCAGCGATGGGCCCGCTTGGCAAGATGATGTTGTGGATTTCAAGGAAATTCAGCATCGCTAGGGACGCAGAGGATGAACTTGAGGAGTTTTTACAGACGTTCGACCAGTTGCCCGAACAGCAGGATAAGGAGCAGCAGGCAAAACTTGCGGAAATGCAAGCAGCTGCTCAGCTCAAGCAGCAGGAGCAACAGGTTAATTTACAGATAAAACAAGCAGAATCGGAAGCGGAAATACAGCGTAAAAACATCGAAACTCAGGCGATGCTTGCTAGGGAGCAGGCAAAAGCAGAGCTTGAGAACAAGAAATTGCTCCTAGACATAGCAGAGAAAGAGGCTAAAATCAGGTTGATGCAGGAAGAAGCGGAGGCCAAGGTCACGCTGCAAGCTGTAGATATGCAAGCAAAACGCCTATCCGAACAAGCCAAAAGCGCAACCGAGAGTTCTTCTCAAGCCGCCGCCGTGCCTGAAATCAAGATCGAATCCGAGCCGAAGGCCCGGAAAATCACACTCGTCAAGGGAGAGGATGGGAAGGTGCAGGGAGCAGAAATTACCCCACTTGACGAGAAAAAAACCGTCCGTTTTGAGCGTAGCGACGATGACCGTATAACAGGAGCGGAAATTGAGTGAAGTAATTGTTGATATGCCAAAGTTTGAGGCAAGCGGAACCATCTCCATCAAGGACAAAGATGGCAATGTCAGGCAGACGTTAAAGATTACCGGCCTCAAGAGGCCCGAAACCCCTGAAAAGCCGGAGGAGGCTAAAGATGAAGATTGATAGCAGCGGTACACGTGACAAAATGTTAAACCAGATTGACGATGATCTCGGTGGAACCGCATACGCAAGGTTTCAGAACACAGCACAGACAGCAACGTACACGGTTTGCGCACTGGCTACGCCGGACCCGTTCAATGCTGCGTCTGGTGGAAGCATGTCGCTGAACGTGACGACACCACCTGAAAGCACCGGAACCCCGAGCGCGAATACCGTTGGAGCCATCGGCTTTTACACCGCAAAAACGGGCGGTACGCTGATTTGCTCGTTCGGTGTTGATACGGTAACACCGGCTGATATCGTAATGCCGGACAACACGCTGGAAACGACGGATACGGTTCAGATTACGTCACTGACGATCACCATGCCGGTTGGTAGCTTGGTAACGTAATGGAAGATGGGGGCCTAATATGGCTCGCCTCATATCCAAAGTCTGGCAATACGTGGGTTCGATGTCTGCTTGAGGCATACACGAACAACGGGCATGTTGATATCAACAATATCAGGCTGGCCTTTGGCGATGCCGGTAGAGCGTTGTACCAGAGCGTTTCTGCGCTAGACGTTAACAATCTGACAGAAGCGGAGCTTTGCCTGCTGCGACCTGCGGCCCTGATGTTCGGGATGGCTAATTTTCGGCCACCGAGGTTCGTCAAGTCGCATTCTGTGAACGTCACAGGTGACCTGTTTTCCCCGCTGATTCCTCCGCAGCTTACCAAGTGCGCAATTTATGTTGTGCGTGACCC